CGAATATCCTGATTTTTGGATAATTAAAGTTAACAAGGTTATACCTGTGGGCAATACAGCCAAAGAGAAGTCTGCTGGGAAGGATCATGGATTTGAGACTATAGCCCGGTTTACATCTATTGTTGATTTCTTGGCTTGGTATATTGCAGAAGTGCGCAAGCATAATGTAATCCAATCCTCCGTTTCTGCAATGAATCGTAATATGGCAGCAATTCAGCTACACTTGAACGAGGATTTGTCTGGCTGTGGTCTCCCTATGCATCAGTGTACCTGTACAGAGTTGCAAGGTCCAATCGAAGAATTTGAGCACATATTGTCAGGCCAATTTTCATATAGCCAAGAGAAAGTTGATGCCTTTATGAGCAAACGACTTGAAATCATCAGAGGATCTGCTCCAGCTGAAGTGGTTCAGGATTTTAGCGACAACAACCGCATATTGATGTTTAAGTTGCTTATCCTGCGCTACTTGTACACCGTCTCGTGGCACATGACTTTTAGAATGCTCCTCAGTATGTGGATGTTTTATTGTTGTGTTTACCATGGATGGGTGTTCTTCAGCATAGGAGCTCCTATTATTGGGTATGCTAGTTGGTTCTTACACTCTCGGTTTCTTTATATCATGGCTTATGAACAGTCAAAGGACCCTAAAGTTAGAAAATTAGCTTTTTCTTTCTTTGGTGCCAAGGTCAGGAATTTTATTGGTAGCCCCAAGTTCTTGCGGAATGTTGCTTTAGTCGTTATGGGAGGCTGGGTCCTTAAAAAGATCTATGATAGGTTGTCCAAATTGCATTCACAGATGCAGGGAGGTAATGATGTATCAAATACTTCATCCCTTTCTGAGAGCATCGGGTCAGACCTAGTAGTAGAAGAAGTGGAGAATCCCAACCCATGGATTAAGGATCAGTTTACTCTAACAGTGCATGATGTTACCCCCGTTACCACTTCCATGTCTTATGATGTAGCAAAGCGGCTCGTGTCAAATAATACTGTTCACGTTCGCATTCGGCATCCTGACACAGTAGATGGAGAACGAGTTACCAAATTGCGCGACACCAAGTGGTTATGTTTGGGTGGGCAGATTTATGTCACTAATTGCCATCATTTGCCCGATATGAAGGGAAAACAGGTTTATGTTGAAGTGATTCAGCACAATGTAGAGGAAGGTGTTACACCCAATCATACTTTGGCAATTACTGAAGCAGATATCCTGCGAATACCTGCTAAGGATTTGGCTTTTGTGTATCTTCGAGGAATCCCCCCAAAGCGCAACATTCATGGTTTACTTGCCCTAGAATCGTTTAATGGCAAGTATAATGGCACGTATATTCAGCGTAAAGTTGATGGTACTGTTGAGTGCATTGATGTCAAGGCTTTGAAGCGAACTGAGGATTATTCTGATGCGAGCTTTTTAGACCATGATATTGAGCCCATGCCTGTATGGTTTGGTGTATGTTCACGACCCACTGTCCGTGGAGATTGTGGAACAGCCTTGCTGATTGAAAGTGGAAGAGGGCCTGTTTTATGTGGCTTGCATTTCTTAGGTCGAGATAGTACGGTTGGTGCTTTGCGCCTTACATATCCGGACTATGAACGTGCTGTGAAGCATTTTTCCGCTTGGGAAGTTCAATCTTCGATTCCTCTTCTGTCTGCAAAGGGTGTTTCAAGAGCACTAGAGAAAACCGTTCATTTTAAGAGTCCTCTTAAATTCATTGATAAGGGCACTGCTATCATTTACGGAACTCTAGCGGGTCATAGGAGCAAAATGCGATCTAGGGTTGCGCGTTCTGTTATTGCCGACGCCATGGAGGCTAGAGGTTATGTTCAGACGCATGGTCCCCCTGTTTTATCTCATTGGAAACCCAAATTTATTGCTCTTTCGGATATGGTGCGTCCCGATGCTAAAATTGATACTGAAGTATTGAAGCAAGCAACTGATGCATTTATACAGGACATTGCAGCAGGGCTGAGTGAGGAACAGTTATCAGAGGTTATAGTGCTTTCAAATTTTCAAGCTTTAAACGGTATTCCTGGAGTGGCTTACGTTGATAAGATGGAAAGAGCAACCTCGATGGGTATGCCCTGGCAGACGACTAAGAAGAAATTCCTGGAAGAAGTTGAGCCGCGTGGCTCATATCAGCATCCTGTCAGATTTGTGCCAGAGATTATGAAGCGGGTAGATTTTATTATCAAGCGCTATCATGACGGAGAAATGTATCACCCTGTTTTTTGTGCCAATCTTAAAGATGAACCTACCAAGTTCTCTAAAATTGAGGCTAAGAAGACTCGGGTTTTTGCTGGAGCTCCGGCGGATTGGTCATTTGTTGTTAGGAAGTTTTTGTTGACGACTGTGAGGTTAATACAGCGCAATCGGACTTTGTTTGAATGCGCTCCTGGATTGAACTCGCATTCTCATGCATGGCACGAATTGTATGAATATCTTACTATTTTCGGTACCGACCGCATAATCGCTGGAGACTTTGCCAACTATGACAAAAGCATGTTCGCTTCAATAATTCTGGAAGCCTTCAGAATTATAGAGTATGTATGTGCCCGAGCCGGATTTGATGAGAATTCATTGAAGGTGGTTCGAGGTATTGCATATGACACTGCTTTTCCAACATATTATTATTTTGGAGATTTAGTTCAGTGCTTTGGTTCCAATCCCTCTGGTCATCCCCTAACCGTGATCATTAATAGTCTTGTCAATAGCATTTTTATGCGATATTGCTATATCTCATTGAATCCTAAGCGTGAAGCCGTTAGCTTTAAGCAATATATAAATTTGATGACTTATGGAGATGATAATATCATGAATGTTAGTCCTGGTTGCACATGGTTTGATCACACTCGATTAGTCGATGCATTCGCATCCATTGGTATTGAATACACAATGGCTGAAAAAGATCGTGCTTCTATTCCATTTGTGAATATATCAGAAGCCACGTTTTTAAAACGCTATTGGAGGTTTGATCCCAATATTGGAGATATGATTTGCCAAATTGAACACGATTCCATTCAAAAGTCTCTTATTACCAACGTTAGTAGTATGTCAATTTGCAAGGAGGATCAAGCAATTGAAACTGTGCGATCCGCTTTGATTGAATATTTTTTCTACGGTAAGGAGATTTATGAAGAAAAAGTTGAAATGTTCAAATCCATTTTTGCTGAGTGTAACTTAGAAGCATTTGTCCCTAAGGAATTTTTCCTGTCATGGGATCAGTGTCTTATAAGATACAGGGAATCAAAAGGGTGCCTCTAGGAGGACCTTGTCTTTGGAGAAGACGTTAAACATCTCTAGGCTGGGCGATTAGTCAACCGGCTGCAGGCTTATGGAAACAAGTCTGGAAACCAAAAGATTCCCTTGGTGTGTAGTTACTGCTCTCTATTATTGGATAAATTAGAGAGAGAATGGACACATTAAGTAGACCCACTATGGCGTTCCCAGAAGTTTCTCTTTAGAAATGAGTTGTTGGTCCTCAATTATCCACCCCCCTTTGGCTCAATGGGTCCACGAGCTAGAGGGTATGAAATACCTGACCTTTCAAGATTTTAAAGAATTGTTGCTGCACAAATGCAGATTTGGTGGTTATTCCACACAACCCACCTGTTACGGAGGCCGCGGAAATGATATCTGAGTTGTATCGTCCTTTTGAACTACAAAGCTCGGGTGATGTGATCATAAGAGATCACGAAGCCCAGCATAGCGTAGACCAAGAAGAGATTGTGCAATTTTATGATGAAAACCGTGGACCTTCTTCTGGAGTCCCCGTTGCCTTGCCCCGCGTAGATGATATGTCTATGAATACGGAGCTCGGCAATTTCTTGAAGCGTCCTGTCAAGATCGCAAGTTTTTCTTGGGCTCAGACAGATTCTGTAGGCTATACAACCGCAATTTATCCTTGGACATCGTTCTTTAATAGTTCGTATATTAAGTATAAGCTTAATAATTACTCCTTCATTAGATGTAATTTGAAGGTCAAGGTTATTGTGAATGCATCGCCTTTTTATTATGGGGCTATGATTTTATCATATGCTCCTCTTCCCACGTACAGTCCGAATAAGTTGTATGATACTTTGAACACTGGATGTGTTACGGCATATTCTCAAAGGCCTCATTTGTGGATTTATCCACAGAATTCTGAGGCTGGTGAGATGACATTGCCGTATATCAACCCAAGAAAGTGGCTCAGAGTTCAAAAAGCTTCGGATTTTACGGATATGGGAAGATTGGATCCTTTGATTATGGTACCCCTTAGAAGTGCCAATGGTGCCACTGGTACTAGTATTACTGTTCAGGTCTATGCTTGGGCAGAAGATGTAGAAGTTAGCGGTTCATCTGCTGGCCTTGCCTTGCAGGGAGGAAAGGATGAATTCGATGAGAAGGGAGTGATTTCAGGTCCTGCTTCAGCTGTCGCCTCAGCTGCTGGTCGTTTGACAGATTTGCCTTATATTGGTAAGTTTGCTACGGCAGCACAAGTTGGTGCTTCAGCGGTTGCCAAAGTGTCTTCAATGTTTGGATACACAAATACGCCTGTTATTGCACCTGTATCTGGAATGCGTCCTGCTGCTTTTCCACATCTGGCTTCTTCAGAAGTGTCATTTCCAGTTGAGCCTCTTGCGCTTGATCCTAAGAATGGAGTGTCGATTAGTCCTAAAATATTGGGCTTACCAGACGACGATCCTCTATCTATTAGTTCTATTGCAAGTCGTGAAGCTGTGTTATGTGCCTTTGATTGGTCTAATACTAGTGCTGTGGATACTATATTATTTTCTACTCCTATTAATCCCGGATATTTTTTCGTGACTAATACCGCTGGTCTTTCTTCAGGATTGAGAGTCTGGCAAACTCCTATGTGCATGTTATCCCAGATATTCAAGCACTGGAGGGGAGATGTTATCTTGCGTTTCCGTGTTGTAGCCTCGCAATACCATAAAGGTAGATTGAGAATAACATGGGATCCAGCAGGATATGCAGGGGCAAACATAATCAATACCGCAGATACTACAACTGTTGCTCAGACTGTTTTGCTTGATATTGGTAAAGATTCGGACGTTTCTGTTCGTATTCCTTATAATCAAGCGTTACCATGGCTTAAAACTCCCCAATCTTTGGGCTCTGCTACTGCTAAGTGGTCGACCTCTGCGTCCCCCACTTTTTCAGGATTAGATGAGTATGAGAATGGTACATTGGTAGCTAGAGTTGCTACAAATTTGACTGCCCCTGCAGCCACCACAACAGTCAGTATCATAGTTTCTGTCATGGCAGCTGACAATTTCGAGGTTGCAAACCCCCTAAGCACTGATAACACTAACGAAACTTACTCTCCCTTTACTATTCAGGGAGGAGAAGATGAGATAGTGGGAGCAGAACCTGAGAAGGTTGAGCTAGGGGCTGTATCCACTCCATTACCTGAGCGCTTTTTGCTCAATTTTGGAGAGAATATTGTTACTTTGCGTTCGCTCTTACAGCGGCAATACTTGCACAGTGCTTATTCTGTGCCAGCAAATACCACGAACAGTTTTTATGTGGCCAATCTTATTATGTCTCCTTTTCCATATTATCCTGGTTATGACACCAGGGGAATAGACAGTGCAAAGGGCATGATTGCAACTACTACTACCTTCGCGTATAATTTTTGCAACATGTTGCCCATGCATTGGATTATCCCTTGCTTTCTAGGATGGAGGGGTTCTATGAATTGGACCTTTAATACTGTTGGTGCTTGTCCGTTATCTGCCGTTAGAGTTTTCCGCAGAGCAGCTTCCACAATTGGGCGATCTACTACAGCGTTAGATCGGGTTAATCCTTCATCAGATTCAAAACAATTAATCTGTAACATTGCTTACGATTCAGGAGTGGGTGGTCAGGCGTTGACGAATCAGTATACACAGGCTGGAATTTCT